GACACGACTGACCCACGGTCAATCAAGTCCATGACAACCTCGCAGTGGATCGAAGCTGAACGTGCCCGCCAGATGAAAAAGTACGAAGCGCAACGCAACCGCTAATTTTTTGAAAGGACTACCATGTCTAATAGTATTTTGACGATTGACATGATCACACGCAAAGCCCTCGAAATCCTCGAGAACAACCTTGTGATCACCCGTAACGTAAACCGCCAGTATGACGATTCTTTCGCTGTTGAAGGCGCAAAGATCGGCTCTACACTGCGTATCCGCTTACCTGACCGTGCTTTGGTTACTGACGGCGCCGCCTTGCAAGTTCAAGACGACAACGAGCAGTTCACCACATTGACTGTTGCTTCACAAAAGCACATCGGTGTTAACTTCACATCTGCTGAATTGACCATGCAATTGGACGACTTTGCAGAACGTGTTTTAAAGCCTCGTATCAGCCAATTGGCCTCTTCCATTGATGCTGACGTGGCTAACAGCTACAAGTACATCGGTAACACCGTTGGTACACCCGGCTCAACACCTTCTACTTCTTTGGTCTTGCTCCAAGCCCAACAGAAACTGAATGAAAACGCCGCCGTGATGAACCCCCGCTACGCCACTGTCAACCCAGCCGCTAACGCTGGTTTGGTTGAAGGCTTAAAAGGTCTGTTCAACCCACAAGACACCATCAGCAAGCAGTTCAAAAACGGCATGATGGGCACTGGTGTTCTCGGTTATGACGAGATCAACATGTCTCAGTCTATCAAGCAGTTTACAACTGGCACCCGCGCCGCTACTGGTAATACCACTGGCGCTGCTGTGACAACTGAAGGTGCTTCTACACTGACATTGACCGTTGGCTCTGGCGAAACTATTTTGCCCGGTGACGTGTTCACAATCGCTGACTGCTTCTCTGTGAACCCACAGACTCGCGAATCTACTGGTTCATTGTTCCAGTTCGTGGCTTTGGCATCTACCACTTCCACAACAACTGCTACCGTGACTGTTGCGCCAATGTATTCTGCTGCCAATGCTTTGGCAACCATGAATGTGTTGCCTTCTACCAGCAAGGCCGTCGTGTTCGTAGGCGCTGCTTCTACGCAGTACGCACAAAACTTGGTTTACCACAAAGATGCGATCACGTTCGCCACTGCTGACTTGTTGTTGCCCCAAGGCGTCGACATGGCTGCCCGTGCCGTTCACAATGGCATTTCCTTGCGTGTCGTGCGCCAGTACGATATTAACAACGACCGTATGCCTTGCCGTATTGACGTTTTGTATGGCTACAGTGTGATCCGCCCACAAATGGCCGTTCGCATGTGGGGCTAATTTTTAACATCTTTTTAAGGAAATTATCATGGCATTACCTAATGGCGCAGGCGGTTACCAAGTTGGTGCAGGCAACCGTCAAGAAACTATCATGGGCGCAATGGCCGCCCCTCAGACAGCTACGTCTACTGCAACCCTAACGGCAGCGCAAATTGTTAACCAGATGTTGGTGGCTAACCCCTCCACATCTGCTGCAACATACACGCTTCCTACAGGCGCGCTGATTGACGCAGCAGTTCCTAACGCTACTGTTGGCAGTACGTTTGACTTGTCAATCGTCAACATCGGCACCAGTTCTGGCGCGGTGACTTTGGCTGTTAGCACTGGTGTAACTGACGGCGGCAACGCTGTTGTTGCTATTGCTGTGACAACCAGCCAATTGTTCCGTTTCCGTAAAACCGGCGACGCAACTTACGTTGTGTATCGTTTAGGCTAAAACTAAAAGGGGGCTAATCACCCCCTTTCTATTATGAACATCGTACTAATTCACCCTGTCCACGGCGCTAAAGTTGCCACCATGGAACTTGAGATTGAAATGGATGAAAAAAATGGCTGGACGCGCTACAATCCAGACACGCCTGTTCAGGCGGCTCTAGTGAACACACTAGAGACTAAGCGCCGCCGTAAACCGGCAGAGGAAGCAACCGAAGGAGTCTGAACATGGCAACGTATACCGCTGGCGATCAAATCAACCGCGCTTTGCGCTTGTTAGGTATATTGGCCGAAGCCGAGACACCTTCTGCGGCCATGTCGCAAGACGCCTTGATGGCGATGCAACAAATGATTGAGTCGTGGAACACTGAGCGTTTATCGGTGTTTTCTACGCAAGACCAAGTCTTTACATGGCCTGCCAGCCTTCTTAGCCGCACTCTCGGCCCTACAGGTGACTTTGTCGGCAACCGCCCCGTGCTGGTAGACGACGCAACATACTTCAAAGCGCCCAACGGCGTGTCGTATGGCATCAAGATGATCAATCAACAGCAGTACAACGGTATTGCTGTTAAGACTGTAACGTCCACTTACCCGCAAGTCATGTGGGTCAACATGACGTATCCTAATATTGAGATGACCGTTTACCCAAGGCCCACACAGGACTTGGAATGGCACATTGTGTCGGTAGAAGAACTCACACAACCAGTCACACTGGCAACGGCTTTGCATTTCCCGCCCGGCTATTTGCGGGCGTTTACATACAACTTGGCCATGGAGTTTGCCCCTGAGTTTGGCGTTGAGCCAAGCCCACAGGTACAGCGTATTGCCATGACTTCTAAGCGTGACTTGAAGCGCATCAACAACCCAGATGATGTGATGGCCTTGCCTTACGCATTGGTGGCTAACCGCCAACGTTTCAACATCTATGCCGGTAACTATTGATGAAAACGCCGATCCTTGGCTCAAGCTACGTTGCCCGCAGCATCAACGCTGCGGACAACCGCATGATCAATTTGTTTCCAGAGGTTATTCCTGAAGGCGGTAAAGAACCCGGCTTTCTTAACCGCGCGCCCGGCTTGGAGTTGCTTCAGGCTGTAGGCTCTGGCCCCATCCGCGCATTGTGGGCGCACCAGACCAACGGCGCAGACTTTTATGTCGTATCTGGCACAGAAGTCTACAAAATGACTAGCACGTCGGCCACGCCAGTCAAGTTGGGCAACATCATTGACGGCGGCCCCGTGTCAATTGCTGACAACGGCACGCAACTGTTCTTTGCCTGCAATGGCCCCAGTTACATTTACAACGAAGCCACCAACGAGTTTAAACAGATTACAGACCCCGATTTCCCCGGCGCTGTGACCGTGGGCTATCTTGACGGTTATTTTGTTTTTAACGAACCCAATAGCCAGCGCGTATGGGTCACGCAATTGCTTGATGGCTCATCCATAGACCCTCTTGATTTTGCAAGCGCTGAAGGCTCACCAGACGGCTTGGTAGCGGTCAATGTGGATCACCGCGAGGCTTGGTTGTTTGGCACTGACTCGGTTGAAGTTTGGTACGACGTTGGCGGCACAGACTTCCCACTCCAACGCATCCAAGGCGCGTTTAACGAGATTGGCTGTGTGGCTGCATTCTCTATTGCCAAACTAGACAACAGCCTGTTTTGGCTTGGCACTGATGCCCGTGGCCAAGGCATTGTTTACAAGGCCAACGGCTACACCGGACAAAGGGTTTCTACCCATGCTATTGAGTACGCTATCGCACAGTACGGCAACATCTCTGACGCTCTGGCTTACACATACCAGCAAGAAGGCCACGGCTTTTACGTCCTGACATTCCCTAGCGCCAACGCGACTTGGGTCTATGACGCCGCTACACAGGCATGGCATGAGCGTGCGGGTCTGGTCAATGGCGCGTTTACCCGTCACCGTTCTAACTGCCAGTGCAACTTTGGCGGCGAGACAATTGTGGGCGACTTTGAAAACGGCAACATCTACAAATACAGCCTTGAAGTCTACTCAGACAACAACGCGCCTCAAAAGTGGCTACGCTCATGGCGTGCTATTCCTACTGGCCAGAACACGCTCAAGCGCACTGCCCAGCATAGCCTGCAACTAGACGCTGAGTCTGGTGTGGGTCTAAACGGTTTTACAACTGAGCAAGTGTTCCTTTTGGTTACGCAAGCCGGCGACAATCTGATCACTGAAAACGGCGATTACATTGCCAGCGACATTACGTCCTCTGTAATTGCCGATCCCCAAGTCATGTTGCGCTGGTCAGACGACGGCGGCCACAACTGGTCAAATGAACATTGGACGTCCATGGGCGGCATTGGCCGGTTTGGTCAGCGGATCATGTGGCGTCGCCTTGGCATGACCACCCGCATCCGCGACAGGGTTTATGAGGTGTCAGGCACTGACCCCGTCAAGATTGCCATCATGGGCGCAGAACTTCACGCAAGTCCAACAAATGCCTAGTAACATTACCCAGATCCCTGCCCCACGCGTGCCGTTCATGGACGAGCGCACAGGCACGATCTCGCGTGAATGGTTCCGGTTTCTCAACAACATCTACACCATCTGCGGCGACGGCACGGGCATTATTGGCCCAATCAACGGCGGCACTGGTGTGGATGGCGTACCCACCAACGGCCAGTTGCTGATTGGCGACACTGGCACGTACAAGTTAAACACGCTTACGCAAGGCACGGGCATTAACGTGACCAACGGCGCCGGCTCAATTACCGTTGGCCTGACAGACACCGGCGTAACCGCAGGCACGTATGGCACAGCGTCGAGCGTCCCAACTTATGCCGTTAACGCCCAAGGCCGCCTGACCAGTTCGGTTAACACGCCAATTGCCATTGACGCGGCGCAAATCACCACGGGCACAATCAACACCGCCCGTATATCTGGGTCATATACCGGCATCACGGGCGTGGGCACGCTGACAGTTGGCGTGTGGAACGCCACAGCCATAGCCGTGGCAAATGGCGGCACGGGCGCGACAACTGCGGCAGGCGCTAGGACAAACCTTGGCCTTGGCACAATGGCCACCCAAAACACTGGTGCATCAGGATCTTTTTTATCCGCTGATGCAAAGACTATTACCGTTGTAAACGGTATCATTACGAGCATTGTTTAAGGAACGAAAATGACCGTCGACATTTCCCTATTTGCAGGCGCTGGCGCACAATTCTTTGACGACAACGGCGTGCCATTGGCAGGCGGTTTAATCTACACCTATGCCGCTGGCACAACAACTGCGGCCCCCACCTACACATCTGCTACTGGCCTAACTGCCAACAGCAACCCTATCGTTTTGAACGCAGCCGGACGTGTAGAAGAAGAAGTTTGGCTTGAAGCAGGTGATCTATACAAGTTCATTTTGGAAGACGCCAACGAGGTGCAGATTGGCTCATGGGACAACATCCCCGGTATCAGCAACGCCAATACGTTGGCCGCGCAACTGGCTAACCAGTCTGACATTACGCTTGGCGACGCTTTAATTGGGTTTAAACAAACCTACTCTTTGGGCATCATGCCCGGCGCAGTTGGCAAGACCCTGAACAACAAGATGCAAGACTTGGTGTCAGTCAAAGACTTCGGCGCTAAAGGCGACGGCACAACAGACGACACGTCAGCTATTCAAGCGGCCATCAATCTAGCATGCACTTATGGCGGCGACGTCTATTTGCCCGCAGGCACATACAAGATTTCCGCTGCGCTAGTGTTTACCATGAACAGCGTCACAGTAGATCCGATTAAGCGCCCCTCCATGTCTGGCGACGGCATGGGTGCTACATCCATTTACCAAACAGCCAACGCCAATGGTATTGAAATTATTGGATACGATCCACAACCCGCCGGTTACGGCTTGTTTCAAAACTTTACACTGTACGGCTACCAAAAGAACAAACTGGGTATTGCGCTGAAAGACATTGCGTTTGTCACGATTAGCAACGTCTACCTTGCAGGCTGGTCAACTGGCCTGTATGGCGCAAACGTCTTGTCGTCTACGTTCAATGACTTGGTCATTCGCTTTAACGACGGCGGCTTCTATTTTGAGCCTAACGCAGCGTTTGGTTTTGTGTCTGAACCCAACGCCATTACCATGTCCAACTGTACCGTTGGCAACAACGATTCTTACGGCGGCAAAGTCATTGGCGCAGGCGCGTTTAATTACAATGGCGGCTCTATTGAAGCCAATGGTTTTGGCACTGACTTGTCTAGCGCCAAGTGGGGCTTGGCTTTGGTGGATGTGGGCGGTAAGGTTGCCCAACAGTCTGCCAGCGGGTTTAACATCACTGGCGTTTACTTTGAAGGCAACGGTGGCCAAGCACAGTTTCAAGTGCAGCAGACCGTCTCACGCCCCGGCATCAATGGCGTATTAAGCGGCTGTAGTTTTACAGTTGTCAGCACAAGCTACCCACAACAACAAATCTACTTGGCCGCCTCACTGTCTAGCTACGCTTTTCCCATCACAATGGAAGCAGTTGGCTTTGCGGGCTTAGACGGCTACACGCCATCTGCCCTTCGCCCGACAATCAACAACGTCGCTGGCGACTTTAAGTTGGCCATGGTGGGCGTCACGTATTACAGCAGTGTTGACAAATACAAACAAGGCGCGCCTAACCGTTTTGAAGGTATTGTTGAAGCGTCTGTCTATGCTGACTTAGCCGGCACGCCCATTGGTGGCGGCGGTGGCGGCGGCACATTGCAGTCTGTCCTGACGGCTGGCAACGTCTCGTCCCTCAACGGTATTTTTGGCGGCAACGGCACAACCACTGGTATTGTCATTGGCACTAATACTTATGGCGGCGTACCCTTTGCAGGCATTGGCTCTTACGCCGCACGTTTGTACTTGGCTAACACGGCTGCACTGGCGACTACTTACGCGGTTGACTTCAACGGCGCTAACTTCCAGCCTGCGGTTGATTCAAGCGCTGCCACTGCATTGACTTTGGGCGGCGCGTCAAACAACTGGAACGGCTTCTATTTAAAGAACGCCTTCACTTGGAACGCTTACGCGATCCCTGCACCTACCGCCTAAGACCAAAGCGTTAGCAGCGCTGCTATCCGCGCTTGGTTGGAAATTGTTTAAGTTAAAGTCAATGGCGCGTGGTGTAGCTGCTGTGCCATTATTTGTCAGGAACATCGTGCCGTCGTATGTGGCCACGCCCATGGGGCCGCCGGGAGCCGCACCACCCACGCCAATACCATTGCCCGCCGCAGTCTGGCCAAACACGCCGTTAAGCGTGGTGATGTTGCCAGCCGCAGTAACTTGTGCCAAGGTTGGCGTTACACCACCAGAGCCGTTGGCCGCCGCTGTAATACGGCCTTGAGCGTCAACAGTGATGTTGGCTGACG